GTACTCGGCAAGGCGACCAAGAACTACAACGAAGAGAACAACGAATCCTTCACCAAGGACGAGTACATCGCCAAGGTTATGAGCCATGCGATCGAGTCCTGGAAGCGTCGTTACTCGGATCAAGAATTGGAAGACGTGAAGGAAGTTTGGGCCAAGGCCTCCAAGGCCAAAAGGGCCGCAGCACTCGAAGCATTGGAATAGAAAGGAGCCATCATGGCAAACAGAAGCGCAAAGAAAGATCAGCAAAAGACGAAATGGGAATTGAGTGGATCTCAACAGGAGATCGTTCGCCAAATTGGCCTGCGCCAGGACAGCGAGATGCAGATGATTAAAACGCATCACACTCGAGAGATGGCCGTCTACATCAGCACGGTCAGGAAAGAGCTGAAGGTTCCATCGGGGATCGCTATCGGCTTGGATGCGGAGAAGTCTCCGATGTTCATCCGCAAGCTGACGGCAGACGAAACGAAGAAACTGCAGAACGGAGATCAGGTGCCTAATGGCTGAAGAACAGTCGGTTGGAATTGATCTGGAGAACTTGGGCCTAACCCTGTCCCGACCAGGTGACGTCCTCGAAGAGGGTCATTTCGTGCGCCTGGACAACATGACTGCTCGCCGGAGTGGCTTCATTGAGACTCGGGCCGGTAGTGTAAAGGTCGACGTCACCGCCATCCCGACGAGTCCTGCTTCGGTGCATTCTCTGGCCCGCATGATTGTCTCCGGAACAGGCATAAACTACCAGGGGGCCGGCACTGAAATCTTCCGAAACTTCACCAGCATTTCTAGCGGCCACTCAGGGGACGCTGTCGTTTTCGAAGACTTCAAGATCGATCTTTCGTTGATCCCGCACATGATCGCCTTCGAGGCCACCAAGAAGATCAAGGATGATGGGACCACGACCACGGGTTTCGGGATAGCGCCTGGGCCGGTTGCTACGGCTGTAGCGGATGCCGAGCAGAATGTGATCATTGACGATTTCGACAATTTCACAAACTACACGAACGTCGAGATGGCCCTGGAAGACGATGGGGTCATCAAGAAAGAGGGCGCCAACTCCATGAAGATGACCGTGGAAGCCCTCGCGCGTGGGACTGCGACACGCACTATCGCCCTGGATCTGGGGCAGTTCGTGATCCCCGACGACAGCGACGATTTTGACTTTATCCATTTTTGGCTTCGTGTCGATCAGCCCAAAAACCTGAAAGAAGTCAGGGTCATGTTCGACGTGGATCCTGTAACGAATGACTTCACCCAGAATTATTACTGGAAGGGGATTGAAGCCGACCTGTTTACCCCCGTGATTGATTTTGTCACGACTGCAAAAGAAGGGCGTGATGACGGCCTTCGTGACAGCGCACTGGATCAAGCATTTGAGGACGATGAATTCGATAGTTCCTTTGATTTTGAAGAAATCACCCGAGGCGAACAACAGTGGACTGAATTCTACATCACAAAAAATCAGTTCCAGAGAGTCGGTAGTGATCCCAATGATTGGTCCAATGTCGCTGCCATCCGGATTGTGGTCGAGGCCAACGAGTGCGGGCCCGTTGTCGTCCATATCGATGACGGTAAGATGGTGGGTGGAGTCGCCTACCGTCTTTTTGGAAATGAGGAATTCGGCAGTGGTTACGATTGGCGCTACGTCTACCGAAACAGCAGCACTGGCAGTATCAGTCCTCTCTCACCGACAGACGATCCGCTCACGGTTGAAAGAACCCGGGCCGACGTCACGATCACGTTCTCAACAGACCTCCAGGTGGATAAGATCGACATCTATCGCAGGGGCGGAGAGCTGGCTGCGCAATGGCTATTTTCGGACACCGTCGATAACAATACCGGTGGCGGCACCGTTTCCTTTTTCGATGGGCTTCCGGATAGCGACCTGGGCTCGATCATCGAGACCAGTCAGATCGAGGTTCCCGCAACTGCCACGGTTGTGGCCATTCACCAAAATCGGGCTTGGCTAGACGACTCAGCCAATCCTGATCGACTTTGGTATTCCCGGAAACTCAAGATCGAGGAATTCGAATCAAGCGGCTTTATCGTCGCTTCACAGGGCGGGGATCGGGTGCGCAGGCCTTTTGCGCTGAACGATCAACTCTACGTCTTTACTGACCGTTCGATTGAGCGAATTGTCGGAACCGCCCCAAGCCAGTTTCAGCCCTTAGCCACAGGAGCTCAACGCGGCCTGTTTGCGAAGTATGCCATAACGCGCGGCGCAAGCGTGATCTTCTTCCGTGCCTACGATGGCATCTATGCTTTCGCTGGCAGTGGCAGGGCCGAGAAGCTGACGGAGCAGATCGATCCCTTATTTGAAGGCTTTGCGGTCGAGGGATTCAATGCCATCGACGGTACGCAATCGGACAGCGAACGCCTTGGATTCTTCGATAACCGACTCTTCTATGCCTACACCGATACCGGCGCCACGCGGCGTGAAATGGTCTATGACTTGCTGGCGCAGAGATGGGAACCTTCTGACCGTCCTTCGACTTCCTTTCTGCTCCTGGACGACCTGGGCGAGTTCCAGTCAGGCCGAGCCGATGGCTTTGTCATGCAGCGGGAAACCGGCAACCAGGACGATGGGACCAACATCACCTTCGAGGCCCGCACGAAGTTCTACGACTTTGGAGCCAAACAGCAAGAAAAGAACTACACCGAACTGATCGTGGATGCTGACACCGCCGGTCAGGACGTCACGATCACGGCCCACTTTGATAACGACGCCACAAGCGCAGTTCTGGGAACCCTCAATACCAGCGGTCGTAGCCAGGTCCATTTCCCGATTAACGGGGGAGTGGGAACCTTTGCCAAAAACATGGCTATCGGCATTACCGGAGACAACGGCAATGTCAGGATGCGCTTCTACAAGCTCATCCCCAACTTCTGGATTGAGCCTCGAACTCAGCTCAAGACGATTACGGATTGGGCGGATTATGGAACCCCCAAGCGCAAGCATCTGCGCCAGCTCCTACTCGAAATGGACACCGGTTCTACGACAGCCGACGTCAAAGTCTTTTGTGACGGCAGCTCCACTCCTGTGGAGACTTTCTCAGCTGTATCGACAACCGGCCGGCAGAGAAAAATTCTTTCTTTGCCTTTTGATACGACCTGTAAGGTGGCTCGGATCTCCGTGGATTCCACTTCAGCCACGGTGCCTGTCAAAGTCTACACTCATACCTTCGACTGGCTTGACGACTCCTTGGAAGCGACAACCCGGATGCAGACTCCTTGGGATGACATTGGAGTTACCACCGAAAAGTTTTTCAATGAGTTGGTCCTGGAGATCGACACCAATTCTCAGGACGTGACGGTGACTCCTGAAGTGGATCTTGTGAACCAACCTGCCTTCACGGTCAACACAGCGGGCCAAAAAAGGCTTTACCTCTCGTTTCCCAAGGATACGAAAGGCTCCCTGATCCGGCTGCTGATCTCGGCGGATACCAGCACCGAGTTTATTTACTACAACCACGCATACGAGGTCCTGCCCGAACCCAGGCCTGCAGGAGGGACAGCCGGTGACAGCAGCCAAACAGAGTGGTCAACGATGGGATGGGCTGCAGACAAACGACTGCGGCAGTTGGTTTTGGAGATCGACACCTTCGGGAACCCTCTCGATGTCAATGTGGAGATCGACGGAGTGATCTCGGAAACCATCTCTGTCACCACAACGACTGGCCGCGAACTTCTGATCCTGTCCCTGGCAGCCGATACGATCGGTAAGATCTGCCGCCTTACTTTTAATTCCCCCGGATCCAATGAATTCTTGTACTACACGCACGATTTTGAGTTTCTGAAGGATCCGCTGGACGCCACCCGCTGGGACACCTACGAGTTGGATTTTGGCTACAGTCGCTGGAAATACATTCGTCGACTCTGGATTGCTGCGCAAGGAGCGTCAGCGATCACCCTCGATGTGTTCATCGATGAAGCAAGCCCCGCTTCCTTCACTACTGGCTTCACGCTCAATCCCTCATCAGGATGGTCGCGGCTGGAAATCACCTTTCCTCCTGCGTTGAAGGGGCAACTATTCCGCTTCGTTTTCACCTCATCCACGGCCTTTAAGTTGTGGCTCGAGGAGTCGGACGTGGAATGGCACCCCCTGGCCGGTGAGCGCGGTTATGAACGAGCGCGATTGGTCTCTCCTCGCGCTGCTTAGGATTTTTATGGCAAATGAAACAGCTGGACAACTTCAAGTGGAAGAAGGCGATTGGGATTACCTCAACTTCATTCTGCGCGATGTTCAAGGAAGGATCGATTCTCAAGGGGGAAACAGCGGAGATTTCATTCACCTGGGCGACATCGATCTGGGTGGTAACAGCGTTGTCTCTGTCGCGGATCCGGTCGACGACCAGGACGCAGTGACAAAGCTGTACCTTGAGACCAACTTCATGGCCAAGCCGGACACGGACACCACCAAAACAGATGGCGAGTTGAACAAAGTAGCCAACACCGTTGTCAATGTGGGTAAAGGCTTTTCGGAAACCTCAATGGATATCGGAAATGACCCCATCAACGGCGCGATTCTTACTGCCAACTCGGGAATCCGGGGAAGGTGGAAATGGAACAACGCCCATGAAATCCACACGATTGTGTCAGGTGTTTTCTAATGACGACTTTATGCGAAACCGAACCGAGTCGAATCGTTGATTTCGCTGAAATCTGCCAGGTCGTGTTGCCGTTGAACCTCGATGAAATATGCCGTATCGGAGCAGGCCGCAACGTGCTTCAGCTTATGATCATCGCCTGCAATTTCACCAGCATCGGCAGAGGCTATGATCTCAAGGCAAGCATTCTTGGCTTGGGAGGGAACTCGATCTTTTTACGAGGTAGCAAAACAGGGGTTCAAAGATTCCTGCAGGCAGGGGGTTCAGAATTTTGGAACATTACCCTGAGAGCCAGGGAGAATTGGATTATTGAAGGAGCTGCGTCTGCAGCCGCCAGTATAGCGATGACGATCAGCTCCACAGATCTCGTAACCGAATTGGTCGATCCCGACGGCAGCGCGAAGTGCGCTTAGAGTTATGGCACAAAACGAAGTCTTTTACCCAGAACCGGCTCAACTCGAAATCCCTGTAGCTTTGACGCTGGTCTATCAAGTTACAGCTGGCAGAACGGCCCTGCAGCTGGAAATCATCGTCTGCAACTTTACACTCATTGATACCGGATACGATCTCAAAGTACACCCTGAAGGCCTTACTGGGAACCAGTATTTTTGGCGAGGTTCCGCAACGGCACAAGCCGGGAGACTCCCGGCAGGCGGAACAGAAATTTGGCATTTGAATGTCAGACCTGGCGCATCCTGGGAAATTGAGGCTGCTGCGGAAACAGTCGCCAGCATCGCTATTACGATTAGCCCTGCAGAAAAAGAGGATTAAAGTGACGAACACTTTTCCAAGCCCATTTGGGACGGGGATTCAGCAATTACCGGCCTTTATCCCTGTGTTTGCGGTTGGGGTTGTTACTTTTGTCGAGAGTGTGAGCCGCTTGTTAAGTACCACCGAGACAACTGGAACCGTTGCCTTGAGTCAAACCGTCGACACTGCGAGAACTTTGCTCGTTTTGCAGGGGGTGGATGCGCGCAAAACGGGCGGCATATTTGTCGTAGGGCATGAACCAGAAACATTTTCTGTGACTGCTCAAATAGCAGGAAGTGGTACCACCATCCAGTTTGATCGATTCAACGCCACTAACGAGAGTATTCCAACAGCCATAAATTGCTTTGCTTCTGTTATGGAATTTACTGCAGGCACCGTCAGCACTCAACGAGCGAGTATTACCATCGACACCACCGGAACTTCAGGGACGGACACTATTACTGCCGTGGACACGGCCAAAACCATTCTTATCTCAAACGGGGTGAAAGTGCACGGCTTTATAGGGGAAACCGGCCAAGAGTACCGACGTTGGCAGTATAACGTGGCGCTGACAGACAGTACTACCGTAACGGCTACCAGGGGCATAAGCGGAGTAGTTGAATTAAGTATTGAGGCCATGGCATTGGAGTTTCTATAAATGGGTCGATTAGAAAGAATAGTTGAAAGTTTTCCGGCACCGAGAGGAACATTTCCAGGGATTGAAGCGTTGCCCGATCCCGCCATCTTAATTGTGGGGGTTGCTCCTGTGATCAGCAGCGTCCAGACAGGAAGCGTAACACTCGAGGACTTTCCTTTGACTCCTAGTCTGGAAGCCTCATTTTCGTTGTCCCCCACAATAGACCCAACCAGAACACTGCTTTCATCTGTCGGTTACGGCGGATTTGGAGTAGTAATTGAATCGGGTGGCGACAATACGGATGAAACCATGTGCACCTGTGTCATAGATGGAGGAGGGACTGATGTCACATTTCTCAGACACGACGACGATGGACGCCTTGTAGCTCATGCGACTGTTATGGAGTTTTCTTCGGGCGTGAAAACCCAACCTGTTTCCATTGACATTGCCCTTGCTGATACTTCTGACGTGGCCACCATCACCGCTGTTGATGTGAATAAGACCATCATTGTTCCAAATGGGGTCAATGTTGAATTTAACTTTCAAGATTTTGAGGATTTTTCTGTTTGGTGGGTACTGACAAATAGCACTACGGTAACGGCATCCAGGAACACCGGTGTTTCGGCCGAATCGAGTGGGTCGCCAATTACGGCAACAGCTACCGTGCTGGAATTCCTGTGAGATTCTGAAAGATGACAAGACCGATAGAATGAACACAGAGGGTTAATTATGGCATCCACACCAACAATCATAGCAACCAACCAGATCGTTGCGTATCCCTGGTGGCCCAACAAGGACCTCTTTCCAGCGGACATGGTTGAGAACATCTATCACCACTTGCACATGGATGGGATTTACCGCGAAGTCATGCACGAGCGGGAGCTCCCCAAAGAGGAATTCGTGGCCATGATGAGCGGTTATCCCAACACGATTCTGAC